TAATACTTTTATAATTGCTTGTCTTAATGTTTAATTTCTTTTCAAGCATTAGAAAAAAGCGTTGGATAAATGCACTATCTATACGCAAACTATCATTTGCCATTTCTTTAAACATTTTACGCAACATATACATAGGTACATTTATACGACTTCTTGCTAAAGCATTTCCTTCTGGTGTGCCACCTATTAACTCGTCTCCAGCTGTATTGAACAATATATAATAGGCTATATAAAGATCGGAACCAGAAATTCTATAATGATCAAAAGAATTATAGCGGATAGTTTTCTCTGCATAATCTACTCCCGCAAGTCCGGTATCATTTTCAGAATATACAATAAACAAAAGAAGAGTATTTAAAAATGCAAAATTTGCAACGTCTTCTATACTTAATTTACGCAAGATGGCTCTATTTCGAAACATTCTTGCTTCTGTTATTTCTTTGTTTATAAAAGATAGTTCCATAGTAATATTTATTATAATTTATATCGTATGTTGTGTCAACTTATCCAAATTTCTTATCTGGTGCAAAATTAGCAGAAGAAAATGTAAGTCTATCTACTAACTTAACAGCATTACCTAAATGATCGACTGCAACAAATCCTTCTGGTGCAGTTACTTCAACTGTTCCGTCTGGGTGCATTAAAAATGCATCCATGCTTTTAATTTGATTTAACTTATTAACTAATAGATTCTTTGCGGCAATTGTTCTTAAGTACAACCCATATATTCCTTCAAGTTGAGGTTTATTAGATTGCACCCATTCAATTGCTGTATTCAAATATTCTAATCTCTTTTGTCCAGCTGGTCCTTCTGAACCTGTTTTTAATTTTGCAACTGCCGTATCTGTGCTATCAATTAGTCTTTCTACAAAGTTATCTACAAAACGTGAAGGGTCTTCTTGAAAACTACCGCCTCGTACAGAAGTATTAACATGTGCTTTTAATTCAGTTCCTATTTCTTTAATTGGACTGTTATTTAAAATATCAAATGTTGCACTTGTTGCCTTATTAGCAAATGCAACATTATCATTAATTGCCTTTGCTATTTCTTTACTTTCTTTATCCGTTAATGTTGCCGCACCACTATAGTCTTTTATATAAGCATCATCTACCCAAACATCTGCCGATTTGCCTTTTAAACCACTTACGTCAATATTGAAATTAGCAGTCATGTCTGCTAGATTGTCGCCTTCATACATTGTATGAAAAATAATACCTATTTTAGCACGTCTTATTTCATTTGCAAGATTGCTGTCATTGGGCACAGCATACATAATTGTATTTGGTTTAAATGTTAAATAATCTTTACCATCAATTTCATATACTTCTAACATGTCGGGTGTAAACAATAAATCACCTTGAAGGACTTCTTTTATACCTAGTTTTCGTAGATGCTTATATGCATCCCCTAGTTTATCTCTGAGACCTGATTTATCTACAACTTCACCATCACGCATTCCATCCGGATGGTTTTTCATAATGTGTCCAGGCTTCTTATTTAATTTTGGATTTTGTGCAAATACACCTTTTGTACCTACAAAAAATTTACCGTCACTGGGATCTGTACCAGTAATTAAAGCAGGAGCACCATCCCACTTAACTGTTACTTTTGTGGATTTCTTTGCTCGACCCTTTAACATAGAAAGTAATCCACGCATTATGTCTATGGACTTTTGTACACCAGCATATCCACCATTTAAAATTTCATCTTCTATATGTTCTAAATGAACATTTTTTCCCTCTTTATCTTCTTTTAATTCCTCTGTGTCTGTTGAGTTATTATGGAATCCTTTATCAGTAGGTTGGGGGAGGCGAGAAGTTCTGTTAATTCTAGAATAACGTCGAGGATACCCTGAAGTGATATCTTCTATTCTCATACTTTTTCCTTATTCATTCGAGTCTGTTTCTTTTTTTCATATTCAACTTCAGCATCATACTCTCTTTCTGCATGTGTTTTAACAAGCGGTGATGCTATATCTGCCGCATACATTCCTGCTAATATAGAACCAATAAGATTTAATGCTGGGCCTATATCCATGCCTAATGTATCAGCAACAGGCTTACCAGCAAAAAATAATATTCCTACTGCGGCACCTATTAGTTTAGGATGCTTTCTAAAAAATCCTGTAAACTTATGGATGTCGGTTATTTTAATACCTTTTCGTTGTAAAGCCTTTAATTCCCTTTCATATGCTTTCTGCGCGGCTATATCAGTTAGATGATGATCTTTTGCATATTTATTTGCCGTCTTAAAAAGATTCTTCACAATTTCCACCTTCCTTTCCAAATCTGCTTCAAATAATGCATGTGAATCAAATACTGGATTTGTGTTAGTTACCTCATTTATTTTCATTTTTGATTCTAAATATTCCACGTTTAAATTTTCGAGGATCGTGTGTTTTGATAGAATTGTACAATCGTTTAGTTAAATCAGCTGCTTCTTCTCCTTCATAACTTTCATTTATTAATTGTACTAAATTAATAGCACTGGCAATAATATGATCGGCTTTACTTTCTATGATTAGGTGCTTATCCCTATCATGCACCATATTATTAATTTCTTCTAATAAACTCTTTGTACGTTTTTTCATAACACGATTTCTCTGTATTGTATATATTTATATGATATAGATAAATAGTTTTGAAGCATAGGAACGCATAATGTCAGAAGATTGGTACAAAACATTTATAAATGTAATTGAAAATCCTGTAAAAAAGGACGAAACACCTAAACCTGAAGAAAAGCCAGAACATAGGCCTGTTCATCGTTTAGATAGAGATGTACCTTCTATAAAAAGCCAAGATGTACCTTCTGGAAAAAAAGAATTGCGTTTTGATAAGACTGTCACAGATATACAAGATGTGCCAGATGATACATCAATGCCCTTTACACGGTCGGGGAAAGGAGAGTCCGACGAAAGTAAAGATCCTATTCTGTTCCACCGAACAATGAACAAATTAGTCATATTAGGTAAGGCGGGAATGTTAGACCATGATAGTATTATGAAACTCAGACAAAGTTTTAAAGTAATGCTAGATGGCAAGGTACCGTCTACACAGCAAAGAGCAGTTCTCCTGACTGTTCTTGATAAACTAATAACCCTCATAACAAGTGATATGAGTCTCTTCAATAGAATTAGGAGTGATCTTCAAAGGGATAGAAGTACCTTGAAGAAATAAAGTTATTCTAATTTACGCAGTAGACTCCTTAGGCGATCCTGGGAGTCTACTGCTTTTTCAATTACAGTGTTTGTTTCTACTGTATCTGATACTTGACTTTTTTGCTTTAATTTTTCATACAAAGACGAAGTAGTTTGATTATCGTCTTCATCATCTTCTAGATCTGTTATTCTTAAACTGTTAATATCAAATCCAAAATCCAACTTTTGCCCAACTGCACTAGAAGAACGTGTTTTCATAAACTGTATTTGTACCCTACCACGTTCTCTCATTGCCCTACTAGAAAATATACCTATAACATTGTCAGCGGTTTGTATTTTACTTAACCCTCCCGCAATATGACTATGATCAAATTCTATTTCGTCTACTGCTCCTCGGTTTAACTGACTTGCTGTTACAAATAAAAAGTTACCTTCTAATGCAAAATTACGTAATTCTTCCGATACTAATTTATCTTTAGTATATAAATCGCCTACACTAATTTTTCTATTCAGCGGCATCATAAGATCTAAATAATCTAACAATACACAGTCCATAACTGTATTTGTTTCAATTTGGAATTCTTTTAAGAATACTCTTATATCATTTACATTACAACCATTTGGTAACTGTACTACTTGTAATCGTCCTGCATTCTTTCCTAACAAACGAACTTTTAAGTCTACATCTTCAAGATTTTTAAACAACTCTTTTGTTGACATGTCTGTATGCATTGCATCCATTCGCATACTAGTTAACTGCTCTGATAATTCTAAGGATACATATAATACATTAAGTCCTAACTTGGCCCAATTAATTGCTAAATTTTGTAAGAATATACTTTTACCTGCTCCACTGCCTCCTGCAAAAATATTCAACTCACCTTTATTAAATCCACCAAACAACTTCTTATCTAATGTAGTCCATCCAGTAGATGTTTGCCCATGATTGTCTTGTATGTCCTTTAATCTTTTAGCAGGATTTTCCCAATAATCTATTCCAAACTCTCTTGCCAATCCTATTTGTACTGCATCATTTATTAATTTTTCTAAATCTTTATCTAAACTTGGCCTGGCAATTGATCGTATTTGTTTTAAAAATCTTGCGGGCAATGAATCAAGTTCTTTAATCACAAATAATAAATCTTTTAAATATGCCTGATATTTATCTTTCTTTAACTCTATCAAAAGTTCAATCTTTTTAATGCTATCTCGCTTACCCTTATCAAGAGTAGCCATAAAACTTTTTTTAAATAATCCTTGAACTGCCTGGATATATTTTTTACTAAATTCACTAGATACTTCATTTGCTTTTTCAGTTTTAGAAGCTTCAA